GTTGTTGTTGCGGTGGTTGTTGTTGACGTTGCCGTTGTTGAAATTGACGTTCCACGCGGACGCCGAAGACCAGGCGGCCGCCTCCCCATGAACTTTCGACCCGTCAGCGCATCCGTGCTGGTAGCGAAGCTTCGTCATGAATTGGCCCCCGCAGAGGCGCCATGGGTACTCAGTTTCTTGCCACGCTGCGCGACGCCATTGGCTTGCGCATTCTGGGCTTGAGGGTTTGCCAGCCGGCGGCGCCAACCGCCGGCCTGTGCGCCCAGCTCTTCAGCCAGGCGGATCAGCATCTCGAACTGCCGGAAGCTGCGGAACGCCTGGAAGAGCTTGGCGGCCTGCAGGTGCTGCTTGAGGTCATCGATGTCCCACACCAGCTGCCCGACCCACTTCGGCTGGTTGGCGCGGTCACGCCACGCACGGTTCGCCGTGCTGTTCACCGACATCATCTGGCGGCGCAGGTCCGACCCGATCATGTAGCGGTGGTAGCGCGGGAACTGCCGGACGGCCTGCTCAATTTCGAGCAGCAACCGTTCGCACGCTTTGAGAATTGGCGGGAGCTGGAAGCGGGAAGTCATCGATAGGCCTCAGCAGAAAATCAAATCACTGACCGGCACGACGCACGGCCAACGCGAACCCGTCGTAGTAGCGGTGGTCGTCGTAGACGCCGCCGTAGTTGAAACCGACGAGCCACGCGGACGCCGAAGACCAGGCGGCCGGGGTCTTCGTCCAGTACCAGTCGTTCTGGATGTCCTGGAAGAAGTCGGTGTTGATGGCCGGGCTGTAGCGGCTGCGGTCGATAAGCAGCTGCAGCTCTTCGATGGTCGGCAGGTCCCAATCGCTGTGGCCGGCCAGGGTCAGGGCCTTGCACGCCGCCTCGCACTTGTCGTGCGGCACGTCGGTGGCAACCACGCTGGTGGCGCTGAAGGTCAGGCCGTGGTCGGGCAGCAGAACCGCTACCCACTCGGCTGCGTCGTCGGGAAGCTGCGCGCCATCGGCGCCGATCTTGATGAACTTCGGGGTGCTCATGTGGTGCTCCTGGTGGTTACGGGGTGGTGATCAGGTACTTCGGGTCGATCTGCCAGCCGGCCTCGCGGGCAGCCAGCAGCCTCAATTCGTTGGCGTCGAAGTCGTCCAGGCCCAGGTGGGCGATGGATGCCTCGACGTGCTGCGGCGGCAGCGGCCGGTCCACGTTGAACAGCGCATAGACCGTGTGCTTCGAGACGCCCCACGCTGCGGCCAGGTGCTGCATCTGCTGGCCTTCCTCGCGCAGGTGCCGGCGGAGGTGGTCGCGGACGGTGCGCACGTCGCGCGGGTACTGGATCGGCCGGCCTACCGGCGATTTCGGGCAAACGAAGGGATGCCGGTTGCTCATGCGGCCGCCCTGATCCCGGCCTGGCGCTCCAGGCGCTCGGCCTCGGCAGTCAGGAACTCGTAGCGCTCACGGGCAGTGAAATACCCCTGATCGCCAGCGCCCAAAGCGTGCTGCGCCGCCTCGCGGTGCTTGGCCGCCAATCGGGCCGGGTCATGGTCGAAGATGTCGAGCTGGTCTTTCATGCTGGACTCCTGTGTGTGGGTGCGGCGTTGGGGAACCCGGCCGGCGCGGGTGTCACTGCCCGTGGGGAGCGGGCAGCAGGGGATCAGGCGGCTTCAAGCTCGCTCAAGCGGGCTTGGTAGGCGTCGTGGATGGGCTTGCGGTCAAGGTCGGCCGGCAACAGGCTGGCCATGTCCCAGGCGGAGTCGAGCGAATCGCGGTCCTGCGCTGCAGTGATAGAGGCCAGCACGTCCTGCTGGGTCAGCCCGTCAGGCTGCTGACCTCCGTCCTGCTGCTCGACGTGGGAGAACTCGCCATCGATCACCAGCGGATTGTCCTGCGGCACGCCAGCGTCGGCCTGCTCGTCCAGGCCAACAGCGCGCTGAATCTCGATGGACACTGGCAGGTACTTGAACAGGCGGCGGATGACGGTCTTCTTCGCCATTTCTTCGAAGTGCGTGGCCCATGGGCTGTCCGGCTCCTTGTTGTAGCGAGCGGCGTTGGCCAAGGCCGCCTTGTAACCCTGAGATTCATTTCGGACGCGTTCGATTTCCTTGCGGCTCATGACTTCGAACTGGACGCCACCGTCGCGCAGCTTGGCGACGGAGTAAACGAAGGTCAGCGGGCCGCGATCCTCCGCGTCCCAATCAGGCTCGTGTTCGATGGTGGAGTCGAGCCCAAGCCGAACCTTGAAGTGATCCTTTGCGTAGACGGCTCGAGCCTCCAGGCTCACCATCTGGCCGGAGCGACGGGCCAGGTCGATCATGCCCCGATAGCCGATAATCAGCTGTACGTCGGTGCGTTCGACGATCCACTGGCTTCCCTGCTTCTTCTTCTTTTCGAAGGGGATCAGGTAGCAATGACCGAGCGCACCGCCCGGCTCCAAGCCCAGCGCGGCGCACTGCATGATCGCGCCCAGGAAGGAAGTCTGGTCGCACTGCGCCAGCTTCGGAATCTTGCGGACCTCGGTCAGGGCGATGCGGGCCAACCGGTCCGGGCTGATGTGCTTGGGCAGCGCAAGCGCCATCTGCGCCTTGATCTTCGGATCGGTCAGCAGGCCGGCGATGGTGGCCGGGCGCTCGGTTCGGGTCTGCGCGGCGGTGCCAGTGGCGGCAGCCTTCAATGCGGAAGTGCTCATCGGAATCCTCAGTTACTTGACGGTGAAAACGCGCGTGCTGCTCTTGCGCATCAGCTGCTTGTGGACGGCGGGGTGCTGCTCTTTCAGAGCGGCCTGGTCCAGCCAGGAATGCGCTCGCTCCTTCCAGACCACCGCGACCTTCTTGTCGTCGTCGGGGATCACCAGCTCCACCGCGTCACGCATCAACTGCTTCACGTCGAACTCAAGGACTTCGGCTTCCAACTCGCGGGCTTTGATTTCAGATTTGATAGCGCGGAGGCGGAGGACGTGTCGGGTGAGCTCGTTGTCAGCAATCAGTGCGGGCAGCTGATCGTCGCCTTTGTAGAGGCGGTCGAGGTCGGAAAGGGTCGTGGGGTCGGGGCGCACGCCGCTTGTGACCAGGTGCCAGAAGGCGTCGCAACGCCGGCGCATGGCATCGAGCGTTTCGTCGTCCCGCAGCACCGGGTATGCGCGGATCTCGTCGGCGCCGAACAGGGGCGCGATCAGGCACCGGCTGCGTTCGGTGACGCCCAGGCCGTGCATGCCCTGCGCCGTGTACCAGACCGGGGATTCGTCGGTGCCGCCTTCGCCCCACTCGCCAGCCTTGAACGGGTGAACCGTCTTCAGCTCAACGTTGGTTATCTCGTCCTCGCCATCCAGCCGGATTTCGAAGTCGATTTCGGCGGCCAGGAACGGGCGCTGCGGGTCGACGTAGCGCTTGTTGCTATCCACGATCTCGACCGTGTGGCCCTGATGTTCCAAGTGCTCGACCAGCATCTCCGCCACCACGGCCTCCCAGCGGTGGCCGCGGCGCTTCACGCCAGTGGGCTTGTCGTGCGGCAAAGCCGGGGCGGTCTTTGCCTCCCATAGCTGCAGTGGGGTCTTCCAGGGGCTGATTCCCAGCACAGCCGCGATGTCCGACCCACCAAGGAAGCGGCGCCGGTCGTGGTCTTCCGGCGCGATCGTCTGGAGCTGGGCATTCATTGCACTTCGTCCTTGTGGAGATTGATCCGAATCACTGGCGGCGACAGGCGCATCTCGCGGCGTCGCGCCAAGTGGCGGGTAAAGGCAGGCCACGCCTGGCGGACCTCGGCCCAGCAGCGATAGGTGAAGAACAGGACCCCGACACCGCCGATCAGAACGAAGCTGTCGGCATTGGTGGTCAGGGCGCGGAGCACCACGGCGGCGCAGAACGACGCAACCAGGGCGCAGAGGAAGGCAGCGGTCAGATGGCGCATCAGGCGCGGTCCGCAGCCTTCGGGGCAGGGCCGATGCACGCCCCCTGACCCGAGTAGCAAGGGATGCACGGGCGTTCATCGCTACAGGTTCGCGCGGTGGGAAATGGCTCGCCGACGCGGAGATGAACCCCGCTTCGAAAGTTCTCCCCGCAGATGCCGCAGGTTTCGCCGCCGTCGGGGCTGTTGATGGCGCTATGCATGTGCTTACTGGTCATGTTCTTCTCCAAGAGCGCAGGGTCCGAAGTTCGCTTCGTCGGCGTCTACCGGGTCGATGGGCGGGTACATTTCGCGGAACTCGGGCTGCGTGATACTTCGCATCGGCATGGCGCAGAGTTCGGGTGCCAGCGGCTCAGGCCTCGGGATGTCGGGGAAGAGGCGAGCCAGTTCCGTTGCGGGGGTCATTGCCAAATCCCCATGGCTACCGCGGCGATCCAAAGCAGCCCCATGAAGCAGGCACTGCAGCCGAGGATGGCGGCGAGCTCTTTGGCGGCTTCGATCGCGGCGATCATGCGGCCCCCAGCGGTTCGTCACGGAACTGGCGGCGCAGCTTTTGTGCCGCAGCCACCACTGAGGAGCCGCGATCACCCCGGCGCTGTGCATCGCGCAGCTGAGCAAACAGTGGAGCGGGGCTCAGGCCAGCGGCCAGGACGTTGTCGCGGACCGTCTGGAAAGAACGGAATTCGTATACTTGGGCGCTCATTCGTAGGTCCTCCCGAGAGCCATCGCGGCCTCGTAGTCAGAGTCATTTCCGGAACGGTCCTGCCAGTCGTCTATCAGCTCCTGCACATGGCGATCCATGGCAGCCCGGTAGACACGGAGCAGGGCAGCGGGGTCTTCTTTGGCGAGGGCCGCAGCGATTGCCTCTGACTCCTCGTCGTTGAGGCACAGGTCGCCGACCACCTTCGCGTTGAAAGTCAGTGCGGCCACCGCTTCAGCTGTTCGATCAAGGGCGTAATCGCTCATCAGCGGCCGGCCTGAGCCGTCGTGGTCGATCCATGCAGGATTGCCGTGGTACATGGCTCAGGCCTCCTCGTCGCGCAGATGCCGCGCCGGATCGTACTGGGCGTAGAACTCCGTTTCACGGTCAGGCTGGCCTTTCATCAGCGACCACAGCTTCCAGCCGCGATACACGCAAACCAGCACCAGGAGGGCAATCACTGCGGCGAAAAGGTAGATGGCTTCCATTTCGTTCCCCTTGATCAAAAAGTCCAATTACTGACCGGCACGACGCACGGCCAACGCGAACCCGAGGCTGTAGCGGCGGCTGCTGCCGACGGAGCCGAGGCCGAAATAGACGAGCCACGCGGACGCCGAAGACCAGGCGCACAGGTCGGAGGTCCAGAACCAGCCGCGCTTCGGGAAGTCAGGGAAGGCGGCGGTATCGATCGCCGGCTCGTGGCGGGTGATGTCCACCAGCGTGAGCAGCTCGGCGCGGGTCGGCAGGCGCCAATCCTTGTGGTCGGCGAAGTCCAGTGCGGCGCAGGCGTCGATGGCCTTCTGGTGTTCGAACTCGCCAGCCAGCGGCTTTGCGATCCACTCAAGGCCGGTGGTCGAATCGATGACGGTCAGCACGCCGCCGTGGGTCTGGGTGAAGCGCTGAGTGGTCTGTGCGGTCATGACTCAGGCCTCCCCGGTTGCTTTAGCGATGGCAGCCTGCATCGCGTCGAACACGCTGCTCGGCTCGCCTTCGGTGACGCAGTTCTTGCGGTAGACGCTCTCGACCATCTGCAAGGTCTGGAGCAGCTCCGGCGCGGCGGCGATCAGGCGGGCATTGGCTTCGCTTTCCTCGGCATGCTCCGGGTCCCAGGTGGGGCCAGTGGAGATCCAGAGGCTGTGCTGGTCGCCAGTCACAACCCACTTCACAAGGTCATCCAGCTGCCTGCCCGTGCACTCTTCAGCGCTCTGGACGGCCCAAGGCCCCGGCGTGTGCTTGCTGGTCATCGCTCAGGCCTCCAACACGGTGAAGGACGGGCCGGTGTAGACCGGGGACGAGGTGCGGATGCCGTAGACCAGCGAGAGGAGGCGCCCACGGTTTTCGTCGGTGATCGCGTCGTCGAAGTAGGTCGGGCGACGGATGGCGGCGTTGGCGGCTTCGGCAACCGAATCACCGATCAGGTCGGCAGCGCGGTAGTCGGCGATCAGTTGGGTGGCGGTTGCGATGTTCATCTCGTTCTCCAGCCCCGCCTCGTTGTGAGGGTGTCGTGGGGCGATGGGAGAACAATATTCGGAACGGAATTCCGAGTCAATACAGAAGCGAATAATTATTCGGATTAGCCGACGAACGGTAGGTAGAACATCTACCTACCGAGACGAAAAGAGATTAGGGGGCCACGGCTGATAGACGAACTTCGTTCGTGACTACGCTGATCGCCAGATACCCAAGCTCATCTGGCTTGATGCCAGGGAGTGGGATAGTCACCTTGTTCCATGAGCCGGCGCGGATGACATTGAGTGATCTGTACTCGGTGGATTTGACTGACGCTCCCCATTCGCTGGTCGTGTCCTGTCGGACGTTGTAATCCACCATGAAAACGGCCCCCGCTAGAGATGCTGCAGTAGGGTTCCCTACCTGGAGCACGATCTCAGTTCCGTCAGCCTTGGGGCTACTAGAAGAGAAGGAAAGAAGAAGAGGGCCAATCCCAGTTCTGGCCGTGCTGTATCCGTCTGAAAGCGGGTCTAGGTAAGCCCTGGAAACGCCTTGCTCCATGACCTTGCTCAACCTGGTGGAAGCTTCCAGTTCTGCGACGCGCGCTTCAACCAAGGCCATATCAGCTTTTAATTTGGTGACAGAAGCACTGCCGGCTACTGCCGAATCCACTTGTGGCGCGCATGAGGCGCTTCCCAAAGAGGCCGCAATGACAATCCCTTTCCATTTCATAGTTGCTGCTCCCTGACGAGTCCGGCTTCATCGAAACCTATTCCTTCCACGCGGCATTCGCGTGCGCGTTCCATCTTGTCCTTCAATTCGAGGAGGGCCTCGTCTGTAAGGCACTCAATTACGCCTCGGACGTGGGCGGTCTCTTGGCGGATCAGCCACGCCAGCCAGTACATGCGGGCCAGATCGCGGATCCGGGCATAGATGATGTCCCGGGTCGCACCATCCATCCCGGATCGCTGGAAGGCGATCACCTTCCCGCGGCGGACGAGGGTAGGGCCTTGCGGCTCCTTCGGCGTCATGCCCATTGCCTGGGCCATCTCGCCCGCTAGTTCCTTCAGTCGTTCGTCGCTGATCGTCATTCCGTTCTCCTCACCCAGTTTTACGAAGCTCGGCAGCGAAGCGGCGCAGGGCAACGATCACGTTGCTATCGTCCAGTACCCCCGCAGTGCCCTCGTCCTGCACCACTTTCATGGCGACGTACAGGCGGTGCGCGTAGGTCTCCTTGGGCATCGGATCGGGAGACATTGCCTCCAATTCGCTGACCAGCTTCACTGCGGCTTCGACTATCGCCCGTTCCGATCCCACAGGCTGAGACGACTGCTGAACCTGCATCCCGGACAAGTCGACAAAGGTTAGGTCACCCGCTGATACCCCAAGAGCCTTGGCCAGAAGTGCCAATTTCTCTTGGTTCGGCTTCTTGATGTCCTGGCGTAGGAACCGATTCAACCAGGGCTGGTTGATCCCCGCCCGGTCGGCAGCCTCTGCCTCAGTAAGGCCCCGGGCGTTCAAGAGGTGGCGAATGTTGCTTCTGATCAGGTCGGCGTCATGCATACCGGAATGATCGGGCATACCGTTCGTCGGACAAAATTCGGAAAGGCATTCCATTCCAATTCGGAACGGAATAATCTCTCTGTCCATGAACCCATCAACCGCCATCGAAAGTCTCCGCAAGGCTGGAATGACCGAGCAGGCCATTGGCTCTGCCGTCGGTGTGACCCAGCCGACCATCAACCGTATCCGCCGAGACCTGATGCAGCCGACCTATGAGGTTGGTAAGGCGCTGGTGGACCTCGCCGTCGCAGAGGGCCGCAAGGCTGCGCGTCGCAAGAAGGCCGCCTGACATGGCCGCTTCGTCCCTGATCTGAATTTCTTCCATCGGCTCAATCCCTCGGGGTTGGGCCTTTATTCCGCCCGAAAGGGTTTGGCAACGATAGGCAACACATGGCAACCACTGGAAACCAAACGGAATTGCGGCTGGCCTGGGGCGTGCACAACGCACCCAAGGACGCCCCTGCACAGGTCGTGCGTCAGATCGAAACCGAGGCGCAGGCACTGGCCGTGTCGATCCGCGCCGGCCACCACAAGCTGGAATACGTGGCTGCCTGCATCGGCAAGTCCAAGTCCTACGTCTCCCGGATGCAGAACGGCGTCCGACCCATCCCCGAGAAGCTGATCGGGCCGCTCTGCGCGGCGACCGGCTCCAACCTCCTGCGCCAGTTCATTGCCCTGCAGTCGGCCCTGGAGGGGCTGTGCGAGGTCGATCGTCTGGCTGACTTGATGAGGCAGCATGAATCGCAACGAGACACTCAACCGGCTGCAGCAGTGCGTTCTGTTGGCCGAGCAGTCCCCGCCGCTCAGCGAGTCGGAGCGGGCCGAGCATCTCTCCCGATGCGCGCGCGAGCAGGCCAGGGCGGAAGCCCGGCGCCATATCTCGCCGCAGCTTGACCTGAGAGAGGTTGCCTGACATGGCCAATCAATGGTTCCGCATGTACGCCGAGTTCGCATCGGATCCCAAGGTCCAGATGTTGAGCGAGGCCATGCAGCGCCGTCTGGTGATGCTGTTCTGCATGCGTTGCAGTGACGTCACAGTGACGTTGAGTGACGATGAGATCGCGTTTCAGATGCGCATCAGCGGCGAGGAATTGGCCGAGACGAAGGCGCTTTTCATCCGCAAGGGCTTCATCGATTCGGCCTGGCAGATCACCAATTGGGAGAAGCGCCAGTTCGCCTCGGACACTAGTGCCGCAAGGACTCGCGCCTACCGTGACAGGAAGCGCGACAAGGTTGTGACGTCACAACCGTCACAGGGTGACGCCCTAGAACAGAACAGAACAGATACAGAACAGAACAGAGAAGAGCAGGGTGCACCGGCTTCGGATGCCGAAACGGGAAATCCCGCTTCCGCCGCTCCGGTAACCTCGCGGTCGCCGACTGGCTCCCGCATCCCGCAAGACTGGGAGCCGGACGAAGTTCTCCGGAAGTGGACCGCGCAGAGCTACCCCGGCGTGAACATCGCAGCCGAGGTGGAAAAGTTCCGCGACCATTGGCTGGCCAAGGCCGGAAAAGACGCGCGCAAGTCCGACTGGACGGCCACGTGGCGAAACTGGGCCCGGCGAGCGGATGAGTGGTCGAGGGCGCAATCGGGACAGCCGGCGCTCCAGCTCGCCTCTGGCGGCGGGAGAAAGGCCCTGTGAGCAACGTCACCCCAGCCTTCGCCGAAGAGGCCGTGATTGGCGGCCTGCTGCTCGACAACATGCGGTTCCACGACGTCGCCCCGCTGATCACCAGCGATCACTTCACCTCGCCGCAGCGCGCCCGAGTGTTCGGCCTGATCCGGGATCGGGTGCTGGCGGGCGAGCCTGCCGACTCGGTAACCATCGGCGAGGCTTCGCCGGATGACTTCGAGTTCGCGATCCACCTGGCCAGCAACGTTCCCGGCTCTTCGGCCGTGGTCGCCTACGCCGAACTGGTCCGCGAGAACTGGCGCCGCCGAGAGGCGGTGCAGGTTGGGCTGGAGCTGGTATCGGCTGCGCGCGCCGGCGAGCCCGACGCGGTGGACGTCGCGGCCGGCCGTCTCCTGGCGCTCAACGCGGTGGTGACGGCGTGCGAGTACACCGGCAAGCAGGCCATGCAGCAGGCGTGGCGCGAGGTCGATCGCAACTACGCCAACGGCGGCAAGCTGCCGGGCATCACCACTGGCCTGTCCGGATTGGACGAAATCCTCGGCGGCTGGCACGACAGCGACCTGACGATCATCGGTGGCCGCCCGGCGATGGGCAAGACGGCGTTCCTGGGCGGCTTGATCGAGGCTGCCGCAGGGGCCGGCAAGCGCCCCGGCGTCATCAGCGCCGAGCAGCCGGCCGTCCAGCTCGCCCTGCGCCGCTTGTCGCTGGTGTCGTCGGTGGCCGCCACGCGGCTGCGCAACGGTCAGCTCGAGGATGAGGATTGGACCCGGCTGCAGGCCGGTATGACCGACGCAGTCGCTCGCGACATGTGGATTTACGACCGCTCGGCGGTGACCTTGGACGAGCTGGTCGGCATCGCCCGGAAGTGGAAGCACACTCACGACATCGGCTGCCTCTTCATCGACTACGCCCAGCGCATCAGCGTGCCGCGCGCCGATCGCATCTCCGAGGTGTCCCAGGTCGCCCGCGGCATGAAGAACCTCGCGCGCGACCTGCAGATTCCTGTGATCGCCCTGGCGCAGGTCGTAAAAGCCGTCGATCAGCGCATCGGCGACAAGCGACCCAACGCCGGTGACCTCGCCAACAGCGACGAGCTGACCCGAGAGGCCGACCAAATCCTGATGCTCTACCGCGACGAGGTCTACAACCGCGAGTCGCCGGACAAGGGCATGGCCGAAGTGCTGATCGAGAAGAACCGGCACGGCCCGACCGGATTCAAGAAGGTGCGCTTCATCGACGAGACGATGCGCTTCTGTGACTTCGGGGGTGACAGGTGGTGACGTCACAGCAACGGCGCAACGCACACCAAGCCGGCCGCTGGATGCGAGAAGCAGCCAAGGGCCGCGAGTCGGTGCCGATGTACGAAATGGGTCCGGACGGTCACGAGCTGCGCAAGGCATGGCAGGCCGGCTGGGACGAACGAGACAGCGAGATCAAGAGGGAGAGAGCGGCGTGAAAAAGGCACTTGTCTTCATCGGAGGATACGTGGCGGCGAACTTGGCATTGGCCTTGTTCTTCGCCTTCGTGTCTTGGTTTGAATCCCCGGCCACGTGGAGGCCCGAATCCCGATTCATAGTCGCCTTCATTTGCACAGGGGCGGGGCTGGCTCTTGGAGCTATTGGCGCTGGAGCAGTCAAGTCCAAGCCGAGCTGCGCCGCTCGCCCGGATGTGTCGCAGTGACCGCCCTCCGCAAGTCGCCGGCTCCCGAGCGCTTCGCCTTGCGCGTCGATAAGGGCTGCTTCCGGGTAGCCGACACCACCACCGCCGCCCGGCTGCGCCAGCGCTCATACAGCGTGGGTGATCTCGTCTTCGCCGAGTTCAAGAAGCCGCGTAACCCCAAGTTCCACCGCCTGGCCCACCAGTTGGGCACGCTGTGCGCCGAGAACCTGGACGCCTTCACCGGCATGGACCCGCACAAGGTGCTGAAGCGCCTGCAGGTCGAGTCGGGCGTCGGCTGTGAGGAGATCGCGTGCCTGCTGCCCAGCGGCGGCGGCTCCTATGTGGCCCGCATCCCGCAGTCCCTGTCCTTCGAGTCGATGGACGAGGGCCAGTTCCGCGAGGTCATGCGCGGTCTGTGCCGGCACCTGGCAGCGACCTACTGGCCGAAGTGCACCGCCGAGCAGATCGAGTCGATGGCCGGCTGCATGGTGCAGGAAGCTGCCTGATGCGATCCAAGAACTCCAAGGCCTTCACCGCGGCAGAATCAGCCCACATCGAGGCGGTGAAGTGGCTGCCGTGCTCGGTCTGCGACGCCCCAGCGCCGTCCGATGCCCACCACATCAAGCAGGGTCAGCACTTCACGGTGGTCGCCCTGTGCAAGGACTGCCACCAGGGCAGCGCCAACGGCCTGCATGGCCGCCGGGTGATGTGGACCGTCATGAAGATGGACGAGCTCGACGCGCTGGCGGTTACGCTGGCCCGGCTCAACGGGCAGGGGAGGCTGGCGGCATGAAGCACTACGCGCTCGGTCGCCTCAAGCCCGGCCAGATGAACAAGACCGAGGCCGCCTACGATTCCTACCTGGGGCTGCTGCAGGCCGCCGGCGAGATTCAGTGGCGCCGGTTCGAAGGAATCAAGCTGCGCCTGGCCGACCACACGTTCCTGACCGTCGACTTCGCGGTGATGCGAGCAGATGGCCAGCTGGAGATGCACGACTGCAAGGGCGCCAAGGTCATCTACTCCGACGACGCCAGGGTGAAGATGAAGGTCGCCGCCGAGATGTACCCCTTCGTGTTCAGGGTCGCCTTCCCAATAGCCAAGCGCGACGGCGGCGGCTGGTTGGTGGAGGAGGTATGACCCGCGCCGCACAGATCAGGCAGTGGCTGGCCGACAACCCGGGCTGGCACTTCATGGGTGACGTGTGCGCTGGCCTTGGTGCCACGGGGCCTCTCCGCAACGCCATCACCCGCGATATCGATCAGATGGCCCGCCGTCACCAGCTTCTGGTGGTTGGCAAGCACGGCACCAAGCGCTATTCATTTGGCAGGGATGCCCGACAGTACAAGACAAACGAACAGGGGGTATCTCATGCAGGCTGACACCTTTGGCGCCTACGCGCGCGCCGAGCTCGAGCACTGGGGGCGGGAGTTTGCCCTGCACCGGGACTGCGACTACCTCGGCCACCAATCCAAGAATCTGCTGGCGGTTCTGATCGAGCACCAGGGCGAGATGCCAGGGCGGGTTCAGGGCTTCAAACCGCTCGAGACGGACCTTCGGGCGCAGCGTGTTGAGGACATCGTGAGTAGCATAGGGCGCGACCAGGTTGGGCTGGCCTGCATCCTCCGGGCCTACTACTGCGGCATGGGCCGCCGGAAGATGGAGCGCTGGGAGACGGCCAACCTGCTGCTGGTCCATGTTGGTGAGAAGCCGGTCAGCCAGCGGCACTACCTGACCCTGCATGACATCGCGTTCGCCGAGGTCAAAGGCTCCATGCGCGGGCTTGCCATGGCGGCCTGAATTGAAGTGTTTTCATCTTGGGTAGATTGCTGAGGTGCGCACCTCTAGCGTACATTTTCAGGCACTGTGACATAGAAGCCTCCGGACCTCCGGGGGCTTTTTCTTTTGGAGCGTCTAATGGCCGCAATCGCCGCTGCGTCCGTTGTGGCGGCCGGCGCCGCATACGCTGCGAATGGTCAGCAACGTGGGATTTCCGAGAAGGAAACAGCCCGCGCTGAAACGAGGCTGCAGACCGGCGCTATGAACATCCGTTCCAGTGCCAAGTGCCCCGGCTGCGGTTCGCACGAGTACCGGTCAACCTTGGCTGGGCGCGTCTGCTCCTACTGCCGCATCCCGAAGTAACCATTTTCTTTGCCCGCTTCCCCGACCAGATCAACTCTCGCGCCTAGCTGGCAGCGGGGCGGGCGCCTATTGGAGAAACCATGGTGAGCACCGAGACTGTCGCGGCCGCCATGGGCGCCGGCAAGTACGCACTTGCGCTGGAGGAGGCCTGCATCCGCTTCGGCATCGTAACGCCGCTGGAGAAAGCCCACTTCCTTGCTCAGGTCGCCCACGAATCCGATGGATTCGCGACGGCGCGTGAATACGCCTCCGGCCGCGCATACGAGGGCCGAAAGGATCTCGGTAACGTGCAGGTTGGCGATGGCATCAGGTACAAGGGTCGAGGTCTGATCCAAGTCACCGGGCGGGCAAACTACGCGGAATATTCGCGCTGGAAGTACGCGGACGACCGCGTTCTGCGCGCGCCGGAGATGCTGGAAGAGCTTCCGGATGCGGTCGACGCCGCTGCGTGGTACTGGACTGTGGCGCGGCCGAAGATTCCTGCGTTGGCTCGCGCCGACGATCTGGTAGGAGTCACCAGGGCGATCAATGGCGGGCGAAACGGCTTGATCGATCGCGGTGAGCGGTTGGCCAAAGCAAAGAAGCTGTTCGGATTGTGATGGACGCTGATCCCACGACCGCGCCGTGGTGGCTTGCCGGCGGCGCCGCAGCCCTGTGGATCGCCCGCGAGTTCATCGGAGCCGTCCTGAGCCGCAAGCAGGACAAGGCCGAGGCTGAGGGCAGCGTCGCCTTGCTTGCGGGCCTGACCGCGCGCGTCGAAGGCCTGGAGGCAAGCCAGCTCAAGCTGGGCCAGCAACTCGCCGACGAGATGAAGCTGCGCATGGCTGCTCAGGAGGAGGCGCACCGGCTCCGGCTGCGTGTTCTCTCCCTTGAGGCGTCCCTGCGTGGCCTTGGTGCCGTGATCCCGCCTGAGGTGGCCGCGTAATCAGCCATCAAAGGAAGAGTTCGAATCCAACTTTCACATCGGAGAGAAGCGTGAACGACAAGACCATCGAGCAGGAAATCCAGGCCAAGGGCCTGAACGCGCCGCGCGTGACGCCGGCAGATATCGAGGCCGAGATCGAAGCCGAGTACAGCTTCACTGCGTACTCCGCGCTGCAGCAATGCCCCATCCATGAATCACTGAAGCTGCTGACCTTCTGCGTGCTGGTGCTGCGCAACGGCTTCACCGTCACCGGCGAGTCGGCCTGCGCCAGCCCGGAGAACTTCGACGCCGAGATCGGCCGCAAGATTGCCCGCCAGAACGCCGTCCAGAAGATATGGCCGCTCCTGGGCTTCCGCCTGCGCGACCAGCTGCACGAACAGGACATCCGCGACTTCAACGAAGATCATCCGCCCGAAGGTGCCGACTAACATGAGCATCCTGTCCCGCGCCCTGATCTTGGTCGTTCTGGCCCTGAGCCTGCTCGCCATCTGGCAGCGCGGCTCGGTGGCCAACGCCAAGAGGGATCGGGACAACGCGGTCGTGCTGCAGCAGACGGCAGAGGTCGAACGAGACAACGCCAAGGCCATCACGGCCATTGAGCGCCAGAGGGTGGCACGGGCCGAACAGGTCGCCACCCAATACGAACAGGAGAGGCAAGATGCGGAGCGCAAAGGGTCTGCTGTGGCCACTGGGCTGCGCAATGGCAATCTCCAGCTGCAGCAGCGTTGGCAAGGTTGCGAGGCCGCCCGAGTGTCCGATCTTGGCGCCGGTATCGCCCAGCCTGATGCTGGAGCCAACGACCGAAGCGACAGTGCGGGACGAATTGTTCGCGCCGCCGCCCAGTGCGATGCCCAAGTCCGCGGCCTCCAGGCTCAAGTGAGGGCTGACCGTGAGTGACATGGGGCGCGCCACCCGGAACATCGTCTCGGGCTACCAGCGTGACCGCATCTTCCGGGCAAGCCTGTTCGCCAATGAGTCACGCCAGCTGGTGACCGACTTCGGCGGGGTGATCCCCAAGGAGCGAACAATCACCAAGGCTGTGTGGCAAACGCTGGACATCACCTATGTCGCCATGTCGGCGCCGGCCATCGATGGGCGGTCGGTGCAGGTGAGGGTCAAGGCCCAGTGGTCCGGCCGTTCGCGGATCCTGGTGGATGTGACATTGGACAACGGTGATGTCTACTCGGCCTGGCAGATCGTCCGGGTCATGGCTGCGCCGTACTTCAACAACTCGGGTTGGTCCAATGGGCCGCAGCGCCTGGAAGTGAGCGCGTGATGGCCATCGGGCGACCGACTGACTACAACGAGCAGGTTGCAGACCTGATCTGCGAGAGGCTGGCCGATGGCGAGTCGCTGCGGTCGATCTGCGCTGATGAGGCAATGCCCAGCAAGGCAACTGTGTTCCGCTGGTTGGGCAAGCACAAAGATTTCCAAGACCAATACGCACGCGCACGCGAGGAGCAGGCAGAGTCGTTCGCCGATGAAATGGTGGCGATCTCCGACGAACGCGAGACGAAGATCGTCATGGCTGGTGAGGATGAAGCGGTGGTGGTGTTCGATGCCACGGCCGTTGCCCGAAACCGCCTGCGCATTGACGCCAGGAAGTGGGTGGCCTCCAAGCTGAAGCCCAAGAAGTACGGCGATCGCTTGGACAGCACCGTGACCAACGTCACCTTGACCCACGAGCAGTGGCTGGCCTCGCTTGAAGACTGAGGAGCTGGCCACCCGCAAACGGCTGCGGGATGACCTGGAGTTCTACTCCAAGAACTGCATGTTGATCCGCAGCAAGTCCGGCAGCGTCCAGGCGCTGAGGTTCAACCGGGCGCAGCAGTACATCCATGAGCGACTGGAGGACCAGAAGCGCAGGACCGGCAAGGTTCGCGCCCTGATCCTCAAGGGCCGGCAGCAGGGCTGCTCGACCTACGTTTCGGCGCGGTACTACCACGCTTCCTCGTGGCGCAAGGGTGTTCGCACCTTCATCCTGACCCACGAGGACGCTGCGACGCAGAACCTGTTCGAGATGGTGAACAGGTATCACGAGAATTGCCCGGATTTCGTCAGGCCCAGCACGGGCGCGGCGAACGCCAAGGAGCTGCTGTTTGATGTCCTGGACAGCGGCTACAAGGTCGGAACGGCGGGAACCAAGGGGGTAGGGCGGTCCAGTACCGTCCAGCTGTTCCACGGCTCTGAGGTTGCCTTCTGGAAGAACGCTGAGACTCACGCGGCCGGCGTACTGCAGGCCGTTCCGAACGAGGATGGGACTGAGGTCATCCTTGAGTCCACGGCCAACGGCATCGGCAATTTCTACCACCAGAACTGGCTGGCGGCAGAGCGGGGTGAAGGCGACTTCATCGCGATCTTCGTGCCATGGTTCTGGCAGGAGGAGTATCGCCGCGACGTGCGGGCCGGCTTAGACCTGACCGAGGAAGAGCGTACCTACGCTGAGCTGTATGGCCTGGATAACGGGCAGATGGCTTGGCGGCGCAACAAGATCAGCGAGCTGAAAGACCCCGCGCTGTTCAAGCAGGAATACCCGGCCACCGCGGCAGAGGCGTTCCAGATGTCGGGCCACGACAGCTTCATCAAGCCGGAGCTGGTTGCCCAGGCGCGCAAGAGCGTGCGGGAAGAGTCCGGCCCCTTGGTCATGGGCTTTGACCCGGCCCGCTTTGGCGATGACGGCTCGGCCCTGGCACGGCGACGTGGCCGCAAGGTCATCAAGGTGGAGCGGCGCAACAAGCTGACCACCATGGAGGGCGCTGGCTGGATCAAGCAGGTAATCGACACCGAGAGCCCGGCCCGTGTCTTCATTGACGTCGGCGGACTCGGCGTTGGCATCTACGATCGCCTGGTTGAGATGGGCTACGACGAGATCGTCAAGCCGGTCAACTTCGGCAGCGCTCCATTGGAGCCGCCAAAGGTCGGCGAGGACGGCAAGGAGATCGGTGGCGGCCCGGTGAACCGGCGCGCTGAGATCTGGATGGCGTCCCGCGACTGGCTGGCCCAAGAGGGCGGCGCGGACATCCCTGACGTGGACTCGCTCCAGGGCGACGCCTGCGGCCCGGGCTACAAATACGACAGCAACTCGCGCGTCCTGCTTGAAAGCAAGGAGGCGATGCGTGCCCGCGGTGTGCCAAGTCCTGACGAATGGGACTCGGTGGCGCTGACCTTTGCAGAACCGGTCCCAGTATCGGCGCCGAAGGCAATCAACTTCAGGAGCGGATGGTAAATGCAGGCCGAAGACGACTTGAAAGCTCCGAAGACTGCGGAGGACAAGTACAAGCAGATGCGCGCGCGCTTTGCTGACTGCGAATCGGCCGAGTCCACCCTACGCAATCGTGCCTTGGACGACTTCCGCTTCATCTGGATTGCCGGCAGCCAGTGGGACAGCAACTTCGGCCGACTGCGGGGCAATCGCCCCAAGTACGAGTTCAACAAGTTGCGGCAGTCGGTGAAGCAGGTCATCAACGACATGCGCATGAACACCCCGTCGATCAAGATCCGCGCCAGTGAAGACGGAGATGTCAAGCTCGCCGAGATCCGCCAGGGCCTGATCCGCAACATCGAGGCTCAGTCCCGAGCCGATGAGGCGTACGACTGGGGCGGCATGTACGCGGTCAGCTGTGGGTTTGGCGTGTGGCGCGTCAAGACGGGCTACACGCACGACGATACGTTTGATCAGGAGATCATCATCGAGCGGGTGCACAACCCGTTCGCGGTGCGCTTCGACCCGTCAGCCACCAAGCTTGATCGATCGGACGCCAAGTTCGCCTTCGTTGAGGATTCGCTGCCGCGCGCCGAGTTCCATGCCCGCTGGCCTCAGGCTGAGATCGTATCGTTCGACTCCACCATGACCAGCGACTGCCGGGACTGGTATCGCGACAAGGAGGTCCGGTTCGCCGAGTACTGGCAGAAGGTCCCGGTGTCCAAGGAGATCCTGCTGCTGTCTGATGGCCGGGTAGTTGACGCCGAAGGCTTCGATGAAGAGGCCGCGGCCACCCCGGCAATGGATGAGCTGGGCCAGCCGATGGGTGAGCCGGTAACTGTGAAGGACCGCCGGACTCGAGATACGCACAAGATCACGATGGAGATCGTGAGTGGCGAGGAAACGCTTGAGGGCCCGTTTGACTGGCCGGGCAAGTACATCCCACTGGTGCCTGTGTGGGGCGATATTGTCCACATCGATGGCAAAGACGAGTGGTATGGCATGGCTCGCATGTCTCGCGATGCCCAGGTGCTATACAACTTCGAGCGTTCGAACTTCGCCGAGGTCATCGCGAACCAGCCCAAGTCGCCATACATGTACACGCCGAAGCAGATTGCTGGCTTCGAGCGTGAGTGGCGCGATTTGGCGGTGGATAACGCCCCGGGCCTGCCCTACAACGTGGATCCAGCCGCGCCTGGCTTGAAGCCTCAGCGTGAAGCGCCACCGCAGATGTCGCCCGGATATATGGCTGCCCTGCAGCTGTCGTCCGAAGACCTCAAGGCAACCACCGGTATCTATGACGCCAGCCTCGGTAGCCGCAGCAACGAGACGAGCGGGCGCGCCATCATGGCCCGTCAGCGCGAGGGCGATGTCGCCAACTACGACTATCAGGACAACGTAAGCCGGGCGATCCTTTACACCGGGATCATCGTCAATGACCTGATCCCGCACATCTACGACAGTGAGCGTCAGATCCGCATCCTTGGCGAGGATGGTGCCGAAGAGTTCCTTGCGATCAACAAGCCGGTGTGGAGCGAGGAGAGTCAGGAGTGGATCACGGTCAACGACCTGCGCCAGGGCAAGTACGACGTGACCATCACCACTGGCCCCAGCTACACGACACAACGCATGGAGACGCTGGACGCAATGATGCAGCTGGCGCAGGGCAATGGTCCTGACGCGATGCTGGCACGCTACGGCGCGCTCAAGGCGATGGATACCCCGGGCATGGAGGAGGTACTTGACGCCTACCGCAGCCTTCTGGTGAAGCAGGGCCTGTTGCCGCCGGGTGAGAACGACCAGCCGCCCGAGCCGCCTCAGCCGAATCCCAAGGATGTTGCTGACGCTGAGAAGGGCGCGGCCCAGGCGGCGCTCTATGGCGCCCAGGCGCAGGGCCAGCAACTCGAAAACATCGACATGCAACAGCGGTTGGAAGCTCAGCAGATCCTGCTGGGCATGCCTCCACCCATGCAGATGCAACCCGCCCCTGAACAGCCGCCGCAAGGCGGTTTTTTTATGGGCGCTGATCCGGGCATGAGTGCCCCCGCACCGGCCGGCCAGCCGGGCTACCCGATCTGAGATCGCATCCATGAACGAACGCCTGAAAGCAGCCATCGAAGCCGTCGAGGCCTCAAACCCGACCCCGACCGCGGAACAGCCGCCCAAGGCTGATGACGCAGCAAACGGAACACCTGCACAAGAGCAGGGCAATGACGCCGCTACCGGCGAGGAAGGCCATGCGGCCGACCAGTCGGATGACTCCGGAGATTCGGCAGCTTCGGACGGGGAAGGTGCACCCGCTCAACGCCAGAACAAGGGCGTTGGGAAGCGCATCAACGAGCTGACCAGGGAGAAGTACGAGGCCATTCGTCGGGCTGAGGCTGCGGAGCAGCGGGCAAAGGAGCTGGAGGAGAAAGGCCAGCCCAATGCCGGCAACCGCGGCACGAAGACCGACGCACAAGAAGGCAAGCCGACTCTCGCAGACCACGATTTCGATCAGGAAGCCTACATGGACGCCCTCGCCGATTGGCGGGTGAACCAGAGGCTGGCTGAGCGTGACTCGAAGGAGCAGAGCCGGCAGAAGCAGAGTCAGGATCAGGAGCAGATCCAGCAGTTCCACGGTCGCCTGTCTGAGTTCCAGGCAGCGAACCCCGGGAAGTGGGAGTCCGCCACACAGGCGCCCATCAACTTCACGCCTCCAATGCTGGAAGTGATCGCTACCAGTGACGTGGGTCCGCATATCGCGGTCTACCTCGCCGAGAACCTCGACCGAGCTGACGAAATCTCGCGCATGACGCCATTCGCCGCTGCCGCAGCACTGGGCCGGCTGGAAGCGTCTATGGGTGCTGCAAAGCCTGCAGCTACTCCCCCGAAGCCCACATCCGTCACGAAAGCACCGCCCCCGCCTTCGACCGTAGGCGGCGGATCCACCGTGCGCAAAGACCTTGCGTCCATGGACGTCGCCGATCACCTCGAAGCCGTGCGGGCCAAACGAAACCGATAACCGGAGAAACCCACAATGGCTGGCAATCAGCTTCTCACCAGTTCCATCATCGTCAAGCGCGCCCTCGCAGTCCTGTCTGAAAAGATCCAGGTGCTGAAGATGGTCAACCGGCAGTACGACACCCCGTTCGGCTACAAGGGCGGCGCCAAGGTCGGCGACCAGGTGTCCGTCCGCGTCCCGCAGCGTGGCGTGGTCCGCAAGGGCCGCATCATGGACCTGCAGCCGCAGATCGATAAGACCATCCCGGTCAAGGTCGATCAGTACTACGGTATGGATACCGGCGCGACCTCCGCCGAAATGGCCCTGCAGATCGATGACTTCCAGGAACAGTTCATCGATCCGAAGATCGGCGATCTGCTGGCCAACGTCGAAGCGGACTTCATCAACAAGGTGACGCCGCTGGTCCCGGGTGCCGTGGGCGACTACGGCGCGTTCGATGACGCCCGCACCGCGCTGGCGGCCAAGGCCTATCTGGACAGCCAGCTGGCCCCGTCCAACGACCGCAACCTGCTGATCAACACCTACTCGCAGATCGACATCGTGGACAGCCTGAAGGGGCTGTACAACGCCCAGGAGAAGGTCGGTCGCCAGTACCGTGAAGGCGAGATGGCGAGCAACACTCTGGGCTTCGACTGGTATTCGTCCAACCTGACCGCGACCACCACGCGTGGCAGCGGTGCGGGCTACCTGGTCAATGGCGCCGGGCAGTCGGGTTCCACGCTGGTGGTTGACACCGGCACGGGCGTCGTCAATCCGGGTGACACCTTCACCATCGCGGGCGTGTTCGACGTGCACCCGCAGACCAAGAAGGTGCTGGCGGGCCAGCTCAAGAAGTTCACCGTGACCGTGGCTTCGGCCTCCGGCGCCACCGCGCTGCAGATCACCCCGGAGATCGTCGTGGCCGGCTCGGAGCAGAACGTTTCCAACGCTCCGGCCGACAACGCGGCTCTGACGATCGGCGGCGTGGCTGGCACCAACTACGTGCAGAACCTGGCCTTCTCGAAGGACGCGTTCTACTTCGTGACCGCCGACCTGCCGACCCCGCCGGCCAACCACGGCGTCGACTCGGCCCAGGCCACCCACCAGGGCATCACCCTGCGCTTCACTCAGGGCTTCGACATCGTCAACGACATGTACCTGTCCCGCTTCGATCTGGTGTGGGGTGGCGGCATCCTGCGCCCCGAGCTGGCAGTCCGCATTCCCGCCACCGTCAGCGGCATCTAAGGAGAAATCGAAATGGCACAGCTCGCAATCGAAACCCAGAACAGCCTGTACGCCCCGGCGCCGGGTACGTCTGATGGCGCCGTTCTCGGCAAGGACAACACCGAGAAGGTCGGGTTCTTCGGCACCACGCCCATCAACCAGCCCACCATCACCGTCGCCAACTCCGGCGCCGGCACTGCTGGTGCAGTGCTGGTCGCGCTGGGGCTCGCCCGCCAGATCCCGTAAGGAGGGACCAGCATGGCTACCGAAAAGAAGCACGCCCTGTACCTCATCAATGCCGACGAAGACCGCATTGAGCTGGTTCACGCTGACGATGTGGAGACCCGCAAGGCCGATGGCTGGAAGGAACCGGAGGGCATGAAGGCGAACGGCGAGAAATGGAATGCCGATCGTGATCTGCCCGGCCAGGACATCGCAGCGGACATCGCAAAGCAGACCGCCGAGGCGGACGCCAAGGAGCAGGCGAAAGAGCAGAAGGAAGCAAAGGCCGCTGAACCGGCGAAGGTGGATCCGCCGAAGTCCGCCGGCAAGAAGTAAGCCCGCAGTCCCGTCAGTGAAAAGGGGCGTCCGTCATGGGCGCCCCTTCCTTTTTGGAGTCCCCGATGACTACCGCAGCAAATATCGTGTCACGGGCGCTCCGGCTGCTGCGTGTGCTGGATCCGAACGAGGCCCCTGAGGCTGAAGACTTCGAGACGGCGCGCGTTGCACTGAATTCAATGGTCCGGCGCTGGGAGGCCAATGGCCTGGCGCTGGGCTGGCAGGACATCGAGAGCCCCTCCGATGAGATGCCGATCCCGGCAGAGGCTGAGCAAGCCGTAGCGTTCAATCTGGCGCTTATTCTGCGGGCTGAATACGGCGTATCTCTGGATCCGGACACCGTCCAGTTCGCTCAAGAGGGTCTATCGGATTTGCGCCGGGACGTCTTGGTCGCCAATCCGTTGGTACTTCGCCAGCGGTTGCCTCGCTGCAGCCGATTCAACATCTACACCGATAGCTACGACGGGGACGAGGGCTGCTGATGCGCGCCAACCCCGTAGATCTGATCGGCGGTTTCTACGCCGACGACTCGCTGCCCTGGGCAGATCAGGACACGCTGAACTGGCTGCCTGTGCGTGCCGAGGTTGAGGGGACGCTCACGCCGGTCAGGTTCGCTACGCCGCCGGGCCTGAAGCCATATCAGCAGATTGGTTCTGGGCCGATCCGCGGCATGCACGATCTTGAGGGAGAGCGCTTCGTCGTGTCGGGGCGGATGCTCTATCGGATCAACGGGGATGGAATTGGCATCCCGGTCGGGGCAATCCCTGGCGTTGGCCGGGTGAGCATGACCCACAATCAGTTCAAGACCGGCTACCAGTTGCTGGTGGAAAACGGGCAGGGCGGCGGCGGGTACGTCTACGACTCCAGCACCAAGGGATTTTATCGCATCACGGATGAGGGCTATCCGGGGTCGATCTCTTCGGACTACCTTGATTCCTACCTGCTGGGTGTAGAGCCGCAGGGCCGGTACTGGTTCCACAGTAATCTGGCTGACGCCACCGACTACAACACGCTGGACCGCTACGAGTCCGAAGCATCCCCGGACAAGATCGTCGGCCTGGCCGTGAGTCAGCTTGAAGTGGTGGTGTTCAACCAGCGCACCATCGAATTCTTCTACAACGCGGGCGGGGCGACTGGCACCTTCCAGAACCGTCGCCAGTCCATTACCCGTGGCTGCGCATCGCGCCACACGATCGCCAAGCTGGACAACACCCTGTTCTGGCTGGGTGACGACGGGATTGTCTACCGCCTGGAGGGCTATTCGGCGCGTCCGATCTCCACCGGCCCGATGCACCGCGCTTTCGCTGGCAAGAACTGGGCAGAGGCTTTCGCCTATGTCTGGGAGGATCGCGGCTTCAAGGTCTACTACCTTACCTTCCCCGATGGCCGCACATGGGGGTACGACGTTGTTTCCGGCCTGTGGACGCGCCGAGGCTCGTACGGGCTGGACCGGTGGCGCCTGACGCACACGGTGAAGTGGGGCAATCAGTGGTTTGGGGGCGACTTCCAGTCAGGGCGCGTGTGGGAGCTGAACTGGGATTACTACTTGGAAGGTGATCAGGAGTTCATTTCCGAGCGCACCTCGCCTTGCATGCACGACAACCAGAGCAATCTCGGCATCCCGTTCGCTGAGCTGGTGTTCGATACGGGCAGCGGTCCGATGACTGAGGCGATCGCCTTCCCCAGTCAGCCGTCTACGCCCATGGTCACTGGCGCAGCGCCTGACGGTTTCCTCGGATACCCCTACACCTACACCTACGCTGCGACGGGCGGGACTGGCGCCCTGACCTACTCGGTTCGGTCGTATGACGGCACCGCGCTTGTCGGCGTGACCATCAACCCCGCCACTGGCGAGGCGACATTCAGCGCAGCAGCCTCAGGCCTGCAGCGCGTTTATGTTCGAGCAACCGACACCCTGGGTATCTGGGGCGAGCTGCTCGATAGCGTCCAGATCGTCAATCGAAACCCATTGCCAAACCTGGTGGCCACTTTTGCTGGAACGCGTTCGGTGAGCGCGCTTCAGTACAGCGTTGTTGCTCAGGCTCTGACTGAGCAGGCGTTTGTGACAATCCCGGGCGGCGGTAGCAATGGCAAATCAAATGCCATTGGCGAGGTATACATCGCCACCCACAGCATTACGCCCTTCCTCCGCGCATACAAGCGGGCGGGGTCTGTGATGACTGCGCTTCCAGCGGCGTCGCCGGCCATCCCTGCGGTTGGGGAAACGGTAGCTGTGTATGGGGACGTGTCTTTTATCGCTCACTCTGGCTCGCCTTTCATCGCCGCCTACAGCATCAATCAAACGACGGGCTTCGGGACAAAGTTCGCGGCCCCGTCTGTGGCCGTCCCCGGCGCTATCAATGACATCGCAGTTCATCCATCTGGCCAATACGTTGCCATAGCGTGCTCGGCGTCTCCGTACATCATTTCCTACCGGTGGAACAGTTCAACTGGTTTTGGCGAGAGGTTGCCTAACCCAGCGACAGGCTTGACCGCTGCGGCTACTGGCATCTCTTTCAACGAGAGCGGAACTCACCTGGCCGTCTCATCAGGCGGGACCATAACTGTCAGGGTCTATAGATGGGAGGACGGTTTTGGAGCCATTGTATCTACTGCAACTCCGATCGCTTCATGGTCTTCAAATTCAATTGCAATCTCTGATGCTGCCGGGTTGTTAATCGGCGGTTCCGAGAGCGGTGTGCTGCGTGGGTTCGCTTATAAATGGAGTGCCGAGGCTGGAATCGGCGAGCTTGTTCCAATCCCCGCGGGCACCATCGTTGGCATCGCGCGATCCGTCGCCATTTCTCAGGACGGATATCTGCTCGCATTTGGGACGACTGACAACTCCGGGTTCTCTATCTGCGAGTGGGACAAGCAGGCTGGCGTTATCGGGACGGCCAAGAAGTTTGGCACCACTGCTTGTCGCAGCATCAAATTCAAGGAATAACCATGGCCGATACAGACCACTGGGTAGATGTTTCCTACAGCAAGGACGGCGGCCGCAACTGGTCGAACAAGAAGCGCCGTTCCATCGGGAAGATCGGCCAGTACCAGCAGCGCGTGAAGTTGATGCGTATGGGGATCGGCCGTCAGTGGGTGTTCAAGATATCCGTATCCTCGCCCCGCAAGCGCGACTTGCTCGGCGCGGTCGTAACCGTGGAAAGGACTGACGGCTGATGCTGATCATTGATGATGCTCCCCTGGACGCGCAGGCGCTCCGGGCAGCGGGCCTGTGCGCGCCGTATGTGGATTGGCCGGGATACGACGGCGAGGTCTACAAGCGCGTGTGCCTGACCGAGATCCCCGGCCTGCAGGATGCGATCGAAGCTCAGATGGGCCCGGTCGAGATGCTGGGCATGGCCTACCGGCTCAACTTCAACCACGAGCTGCCCAATGCGGCCATCCATTCGGACATGGGCTGGGGCACGCACGCCGCGGTGCTGTACCTGAGCGAAGGCCAGGGCGGCACAGCCTTCTGGAGGCACAAGGCTACCGGCGCAGCCCGCATCGAGCCTGGCGACATGGGCCTGTTTCAACAGGTCTGCCACGACTGGGACGACGCCAGCAAGTGGGACCAGGTCGGTCTGGCTGAGATGAAGCTGGGCCGACTGCTTATCTACGAATCCGCACTGTTCCACAGCCGCTGGCCGTTTGAGGCCTTCGGCACCGATCACGACTCCGGGCGGCTTGTGGCCGTTAGCTTTTTCAATGTTGAGGGGTATCGGGGTGACTGATTCAGAGCTTGCCGCGGTCAAGAACGCATTGGACTACGACCCTGATACAGGGATATTCCGGCGCAGGCACAACACCTCTCGCTTAGGTAGGGCCGGGTCGGTGGCGGGTGGCTTAAACGCAGAGGGATACCGATACATCAAGATTGGCCCGAAGTGCTACAAGGCGAACCGGCTTGCGTGGCTCTATGTGCATGGCGCATGGCCAACCGTGCTGATCGACCATATCAATGGGCGAAAGGATGATGACCGGATCGCCAACCTGCGCCCCTGCACCAATGCAGAAAACTGTCAGAACAGATCGCGTGCGAAGGGTGCGTACAAGACCAAGAAAGGGCCTGGCTACTTCTCGGTTGTGACCGTGGATGGCACGCGGCATTACCTCGGTCGATTCAAAACCGCCGAACTGGCACGCGCGGCCTACGTGGAAGCCAAAGAGCGGCTCCACCCATTTCAAAACATCGAGAACATCGCCCGATGACCACCATCCGCAAAGGAACTCTGGCCGACGTGCCGGAGATCGTCCGCATGTCCGCAGCTTTCTACCCGACCACGCATTACGCCCAGTGGTGCGACATGGACGAGGAGACGGTGGCTGATCTGGCGTCCAGCCTGATCGAGAACCACATCTTCTTCGTGGCCGAGGACGGCGACCGTCTGGTCGGCATGGTCGGCCTCTTCATCATCCCCTTCATGTTCAACCGGCACGCCACGTCCGCCGGCGAGGTCGTGTGGTGGGTCGATCCGGAGGCCCGCGGCTCCCGCGTTGCCGCCTCGCTGCTCCAGGCAGTCGAAGGCGCATGCCGCGATGCCGGCGCCGATCGCATACAGATGGTTCACATGCCCAACAGCCCGCCGCAGGCCGCAGCCCTGTACGAGAAGTTGGGCTACTCCCGATCCGAAATCAGCTACACCAAGGACATCTGACCATGGCCGCAATCACCGCAGCAGCAGTCGTTGCCGCTGGCAGCGCATACGCCGCCAACCGCCAGGGCGCGGCGCAGAAGAAGGCTGGCCGGGCGCAGGCCAGTGCAGCCCAGCAGACGCTGGATCAGCAGCAGTCGCTGTACAACAACGCCGTGGAGGGGGCGCAGCCATACGCGCAGGCCGGCACCAATGCGCTCGGCCAGTTGGAGGCAGTGAACCGCGGCGACTACTCGGGCTTCGAGAACGCCCCGGACTACCTGTTCGCTCGAGATCAGGGCATCCAAGGCCTCGATCGCGGCGCGGCAGCTCGCGGCGGCCTGTACTCGGGCGGTGCTGATGCCGATCGCATGGCCTTCGCCTCTGGCCTGGCCAGCCAGAACCTCGGCCAGTACACCAATCGCCTGATGGGCCTGACGCAGCTGGGTTCGAACACCCAGCAGTACCTCGGCCAGTTGGGCCAGAACTACGGCAACCAGTTCGCCAACGCCATGGGCATCAAGGGGCAGGCCAACGGCATGGTGGCGAGTGCTGGTGCTGGCGCTCAGGCGGGCTACGGCAGCGCTCTGGCGGCCGGCGCGGGCGCATACCTGGGAGCAGGTGGCGGCGGAGGTGGTGGCGGCCTGTCGGGCTTCATGGGCAATACCGGCGGCACTCAGCAGGGAAGCATGGGCGGCTTCGGCAACAACCTTCCGAACTTCATGGCCATGGGCCGCAACTCGAGCTGGGGTGGCTGAAATGGCAGATTTCCAACAGAATTTCCTCGCATCGCTGCAGGGCGGATTTAACATCGGCCAGCAGGTGCGCGGCGTGCAGGACCGCAACAAGATCAACCAGCTCGCCTCACTGGCCTATCAGGCTCCGGCAGCCCAGCGCCAAGAGATCCTTGGGCAGGCCGCCGCGGTAGATGCGGGCCAGGCCGGCGCACTCGATCGGCAGCTTGGCAACAGCGACGACCAGCGCAACAAGACGATGGCCAACATGGCGCAGCTGCTCGTGAACGCTCCGGAGCAGGCCCGCGCCGGCCTGTACCAGCAGATGGTGCCCACGCTTTCCAAATACGGCTTGCAGGACCTGCCGCAGCAGTACGACGCCCAGACTGGCCCGATCATCGATCAGGCGGCTCGGTCCATCTATCAGGCGTACAGCGGCGGCAACGGCGCCTCGGGCGTCCAGTCCACCTACGTGGACAACAACGGGCAGCGCGTGGCGATCATGCGCGATGGCTCGACGCAGATCCTGGGTGGAAACGATGCCGGCTCGAACCAGCAGGCGCTGACGATCGACGTAAATGGCACTCCTACGCAGGTCACTTTCGACCGCCGCACTGGCCGGTACACCAATGCTTCACTCGGCGAACCTTCCTCTCAGCCCCTAGCTGGGCCGCCGGCAGCGGCATCTGCGCCTCTGGGCGGCAACCACTTCGCCGATTTCAGCGCGTTGTCGCAGGAGTTCCCGAGCGCGACTATGACAAGCGGGGTGCGCAGCGCCGAGCGAAATGCTCAGGTCGGTGGCCAGCCGAACAGCCAGCATTTGAGCGGCACCGCTGCTGATTATGTTGTCCCGGCCAACCAGAAGCCCGCCTTCCTGTCGCGTGTGCGGCAGTTGGGCTATCAGGCCATCGATGAGGGCGACCACATCCACGTCCAGCGCAGTCGAGGGGGAACTGGAGTCGCGGGCCAGCCACTGGTCGGCCGCCGCGCTGAGGATGAAGCGCGCGCAGTGGAGCAGGCCAAAACCGATGTGCAGCTACGATCTTTGCCGGAACGCATTCGTCTAGAGAACGATGGAGCTATCAACAGGGCATCTGGCTTGGCTACCGTGGAGGCTGAGGCCAAGGATTCTGCACAGCGACCCAAGCGGATCCAGTCGTATCAGCAGGCGCTGACCGCTGCGGGGAACGTCGGCACGTCGCTGGACAAGGCCCTGGGACTCATTGGGCCGGTGTCTACTGGGTTTGTTGGTGCCCGTTCGCGGGGCATTGAGGGCACGCCCGCATACAACCTGGCTGCGGAACTTGAAACCGTCAAGGCGAATCTCGGTTTTGATCGTCTGCAGCAGATGCGAGACTCGTCGCCGACAGGCGGTGCCTTGGGTGCAATCGCAGTTCAGGAATTGGTTGCGCTGCAATCCACGATTGCCAACCTCGACCCAAATCAGTCTGAAGAGCAGATCAGGGCGAATCTCGAACGAGTGAAGACGCACTACGCAAATTGGAAGTCTGCTGTAGAGCAGGCACTGGCGGATGAGCAAAGGGCGCAATCTTCGCCATCTGGGCAAGCATCGCAGGCCGCTCCGGCTCCGGCCAGCGCAGGCGCCTCCAACTACAGCAACCTCTGGAACTGACCAATGGCCAAGAAGTGGGCAGAAGTGGCCGCATCGCCGGCCTACCAGTCACTTGCGCCTGAGCAGCAGGAAGAGGCGCGGAGCCAGTACTGGAACGAGGTTGTGGCTCCAAACGTGCCGCAATCGGAACATGACCAGGTGCGGCAGGCATTCGACACGGATACCGCAGCCACCGTTAGGTGGCCCGAACGGCCGGCCATCGACGTTGATATTACTGGTGGCACGCCAGAATCTGCGACGCCTCCGGCCGATTTTTCCGGCGTCACTTCGTCTGTCGATTCGACTGCATTCGGCAATGCCCCAGATGGTTGGAAGTATGGCGCTGGGCGTGACCTGGCCTTCGGCGCTCGATCTGTCATCCAAGGAGCAGGCGGCCTGCTGGGCGCGGTGGGCGGCGACGCCTTCAATAACTACGTGGCCAACCCGATCGCTCGCCAGCTCGGCCTACAGGAATCCGGCTCCTACCGCGACGAGGCAAAGGCTCTGGCGGACCGTATCGGCCTGCCCCAGGCTCAGACGGCTGGTGATCGGGTTCTCGGCGATGTCGGCGAGGCGCTGACTGGCACCGGCCTGACGTTGGGCGCTGGTGCAGGCCTGAACGCCCTTTCCAGCCTTGGTAAGGCTGGCGGCGCCCCCGCGACCAACCAGCTTGCCAATCTTCTCACGGCTCAGCCAGGCCTCCAGACAGTTTCGACCGCTACAGGCTCTGGCGCTTCATCGATCACGCGCGAATCTGGCGGGTCGCAGGGCAACCAGTTGCTCGCCGGGCTCGCGGGTGGACTCGGCCCAGGGCTTGCCACTGCCGGCGGTGCGGCCGCGCTGCGCGGGGCTGTCCGGGGTCGGTCGGGCGAGCAGATGCGTAACACGCTGGCTGACTTCGAAGCTCTCGGAGCTACGCCTTCAGTCGGGCAGGCCAGTGGGAATCGCCTTATCCAAGGCGCCGAGAACGTTCTTGCAGGTGGCCCCACCAGTGCTGGCGTCATGGGTCGCTTCGTTGAGCGGCAGGCGGAAGACATTGGTAACGGGCTGGGCAGGATGGCCGACAACATGATCCCCAATGCCAGCGCTGAACGTGCCGGCCGCGCCATTGAGCGTGGCGTTGAAGGGTTCGGGCGAAACGTCAACGCCAACAAGCGAGCGCTGTACTGGCAGGCTGACAGGTACATCCCCGAAGCGACTCCGGTGCAGGTCAGCAATACCCAGGGCGTTCTCGCAAAACTTACCACCCCGCAGCAGGGGGCCAAGAACACCACCAAACTGCTCATAAATCCCAGAATTGCAGCGATAAGGGACACTCTTGAGCTCGATACGCTCAGCGGCGGAACCATCCCATATAGTGCCTTGAAGCGTATCCGGACCAACATCGGCGAGCAGATCAGCGACTACTCTCTATCGCCGGACACGCCCACCCGGGAGCTCAAGCAGCTGTACGCCGGCCTGTCCCGCGACATGGAGGCTGCTGCACAGGCACAGGGGCCGGAGGCAGTTCGCGCGGCCAAGCGGGCCAATAACTACACCCGCGTTGCTGCGGATCGCCTCGAACAGGTGCAGCGTGTAATCGACAAGAACGGTGGGCCGGAGAGGGTCTACGCCGCGGCGATGTCGGGCACCCGAGACGGCGGCACTACCCTGCGCGCCGTGATGCAATCTCTTCCGAAGGAAGGGCAGGAAGCCGTAACTGGTGCGGTCATCAAGCGCATGGGCATGGCGAGCCCCGGCGCACAGGATGCATCGGGCGAAGCCTTTAGCGCTGCTACATTCCTGACCAACTGGAACAAGGTCAGCCCAGAGGCAAAACGAGCCGTTTTTGACCGACATGGCCCCAGATTCAGTCGAGACATGGACCAGCTCGCGCGCGTCGCCGAAAACATCAAGGGTGGGGCAAAGGTGTTTGCCAACCCATCCGGCACGGCCAACCGGGCCGCGGCAATGACCTACGGCGCCTCACTGGTCGGCGGACTATTTACGGGGACGCTGGCGTTGCCGGTTGGTCTTGGCATCGGCGGCAATGTGACAGCGCGTCTGCTTACCAACCCGCGAGTAGTTCGAGAACTCGCGAACGCAACCACATTCCCCCGAAACGGAGTTCTATCTACTGCAAGGAATCTTCATCGGATCGCTGAGGACGAAGATGATCCAGATATCGCGGCACTGGCGGATGCGCTATCGCAGAATCCACAGGATCAGCTGCAGCAGACCGACGCCAGTCAGCAGTAAAGAGAAAAGAAGGGTGGCTATCAAGCCCCATCCTTTGAAGCCAAGGCCTGGTTCTAGAGATTTCTCATGTTCCTTCTGTGACCAGCCCTTCGGCTGGCCACCCACGTTGGAAAGATCGAATTTCGGCTTGCTCACGGCGGAGCCTCTGGTCGTTAGATCGCCGAATCCTACCACCGCCGGGGGTTTGCGGGTATTCGGCACCCTATAAGAGCCAGAAGACGCTCAATTTTGGAACGCACTAGGGGAAGCAGCCTGCCTGGGCCATTTCAGTACCTGTAGAGCAAATAGTCGGGAAACCGACCAGCAACACCGGCGACCATCACCTTGCCGATACACCAAAACTGCTGGGTTT